TCCACTATGATTCGCAAATTCACTCGCAAAGTCAATTCCCCCGACTTCTGCCAGTAAATTAATGCTTGTTTTTCGTAAACTGTGTGGATATAAATTATCTATTCCTACGAGCTTTCCAATTTTTCTTACTCTCTCTCTTATAGTGCTTTTACTCATTTGATTAAATACTCCATTGTATTTAGTAATCAATAAATACTCTATACTATCATTCCTACATCTTAACCACTCCTTTATTAAATTTACTGTATTTTCAAATATTGCAAACTCTACAATTTTTTGTTCTTTTTCTACTATTCCGCTTATTATTCCATTTTCTAGATTGATATTTTCTATCTTAATTGACTGTAATGCACTTATTCTGCATGCTGTATCAATTATAAGATTAAAAATTATCTGATCCTGTAAATCATATTTTTCAGATAATTTCATTTTTACTTGTATTTCTACTATCTCTTTACTACTTAAATAATAGCTCTTTCTCCGCTTTTCCGTGTCTGTAACTTTCAGCCTGTCCAATTTATCTCTGAATGGATGTACCGCTATTAAATCTCTTTTAACAGCCCATATATAGAAACTTGATATAGCGGTTATTTTATTATTGATAGTCCTCGCATTGTTCCTTTTTATTTGCCTACAATGTCTTATATACCGTTCCAAAATTCCAACTATATTCTTTGACTTCTTTTTATTCAACAAACAATAATTATTTTCGTATCGTTGCAAATACTCAATAAATTGTTTCATATTGTTTGCATAAGTCCTATATGTTGTGTTTTTCACACTTTCATTTCTTGCTATACAGCTATTCAGATATTCCTTGTAGATTTCCCAATTTTTGTTCATTTGAATCACTCCTATACTTTTATTTTTAGTATAGCTTTTTTGAACAAATTGGAAAATTTATCCAAAATCGAAACTAAAATTATAGATAAAGGAATTGCACTGCTCAAATCTGGAAACATTGTAATTCTTACCTGGGACAGTAATTATTATTTACAAGGCTCTTTGCCACGAGGTACTGTTTTAGCAACATTGCCTGCTGGATATCGCCCAATTTTAGATATTTCTGCTCCAGTCACTTTTTGGAATAGCAACAACTCAGGCACAATTAAAATCAGAAGTAACGGTCAAATAACGTGGGAGTCGTCTATAAATTTACAGGGAACTATCTATGTTAATGCTTCTTTTTTAATTAGTTAATCAACAATATAGCTAACTGTGAATATTATGCTCGCAGAATTAACAGTTGCACCTTTCCATTTCCCGATTCCGCTAGATTCGATATAAACTGTCCCATTTGAAGTGTTATATTGCGAAGCGTTTACAGATAAAAATGTCTTTGGCTTGAATCCATCGGGTACTTGGAAAATTACAGTGTTATCATTGATATTTCTTAAAGCGTTACCACTGTCAAAAATGATAGTTACTATGTTACCGCATTTTTGGACAATATTACATGTAGTTCTACCTTGTCCTATTGCTTCTGCATGGACATACAACTTTGTCTGTTGCACTTTGTATAAATTTTCCAATTTATACACAATTGATCAATAAAAAAAATAAGGAGGTAAAAATGATAGTAAATATATATGATAAAAATACCTTACAAGTAGTCGCACATCCTGTTGCGACAAGCTTTGAAGATTTTAAAAATAATCCTGTTTTATTTTATCCCGACTGGGATAATACGAGACATGTTTGCTCTGTTACAGAATTTCAAAACCCTATTTTAGTATCCGGAAATATACGGGAAATGACGAAAGAAGAGCTGTACGCTGTCGGGAAATACACACTTGCAGACAATGAGCTTGTAGAGAACAATAAAATTAAAACAGTTGAACTATCTGAGTGTGAGTTTATTGAAAATAATACTATTAAATTAAACAGAAATTTAAAAATAGAGCAAATAAAAAAGGAATTATCTGAATTAAAAGTTGAATACTCTGAAAGTGAGTTTTTATTCAAAGGTAAATACTTGCAGAAAAACAGGGAAAAAGGCGACAGAGATAGCTTAACAAGTCTGATTTTGTTGCTAACAATAACTGGAAGAAAAGAAACAAGTGAATGGAAGCTGATAGATAAAGACACTAGGGAACACGTTTATCCAACTTTGACGCTTGATGACTTTAAGCTGATGGCATTTCACATGCAGTCACAGCTTTCTAAAGCATTGAAGACAGAAAGTGAAATTATATCTAATCTTAAAACTTTGTCAGATGAAGAACTTAAGAATTTTAATGCAAGAGAAGAATTTGAAAAGCTGTGGAATTAATCGTGAGATTATTCGTAAGAAAAACACACGAATAAAAACATGAATAGGAGGGAGTATGCTCAGAAATAGAACTAATGACAGGAGTATTCTTAAACGAAAAACTACTGAAGAAATTTTGGAAGAAATTAGAAAAGTAGCTTCTAAACCAAAACCATTATTTGTTGGATATGCACAAATAGGAGGAGAAACACTTAAAAAAGTTATTTGCGAATAAAGGAGGTAATATGCAACTTGAGAGAGATAAGTTATATATCAATTTCCACAAACCAAAAACTCCAATTGGATTTCTAATATCTTTATGGACACTAGGTAAATATTCTCATTGTGAGTTTATTTACAATAATCAAGTTTTTCTTTCAAATCCAGGTGGAGTTAGGACAAGAAAATTTAAGTATCAGAAAAATATGGAAATTTATGAGCTTAATAAAAATATCGATCCCAAAGATGTGATTGAATTTTTTAATACCGCACAGGGTAAAGGGTACGATTACTTGGGTATATTAGGGCAGTTCTTTTATGCGAGTAAAGTCCAGAATGACGAAAGATATTTTTGCAGTGAATTTTGCCTGAACGCAATAGATTATGCTTTACAATTTACCTTGACATATAGGCTAAAATCGTTAAAAGACAGGGTAGGTTATCAATTTAATCCGTCAAAATTATATAGATATTTAAAAGAAATGGAACTGTTAGGAAGGAAAGTGATGTAAAAATGAACATAGGAAATCTCATAGGAACAGAGTTTCTGCATGAAGGAAAAGAATTAAAAGTCACAGGTTTTAGAGTTGAAGGAGGTGAAATCATATTGACTACTGAGAATATAGGAGGTGATATCAGCACGAAGAAAAAATACGTGCTGTCAGATGCGAGTATTGAGAAAATGAAAGGAGTACACCCTAAGCTGATTGAACTCATGAAAAAAGCAATAAGTGACAGCCCTTACGATTTTAAGATAGTGCAAGGACTGAGAACAGCGGAGTATCAGAACAGTCTATACCAGCAAGGACGTACAAAGCCTGGTAAGATAGTCACAAAATTAGATGGTTACAACAGAAAATCAAATCATCAGGCAAAAGCTGATGGCTACGGCCATGCAGTAGATATAGCGGTTTGCGGGCAATACGACCAAAATGGTAACTACGTAAAATGCACTACGGATGCAGAAATGTTTGACAACAAAAAACTTGTTGAAATCTCAAGACATGTCAAAGCGGTGGCAAAAGAAATGGGACTGGATATAGTGTGGGGCGGAGACTGGAAAACTCTGTATGACACACCACATTATGAACTTGTTTAACTAAAAAATAATTTTAAGGAGTGATTTTAATGGACAGATTAACGGCAAAAATTTATATAACAGGAAAAATACTGGAATTAGCAAAAACACTGATTTACAGAACGGAAATCTTAAGCAAGGGAAAAGCAGGGATAGAAAAATTTCAGGAAGTCTATAACGGTTTCTGGGATAAACTGGAAGATCTGCTGGAAAAAGAAAAGGCTATAGATAGACCTTTTATTCCAAATTTTGTTGAAGAGATAGGAGAAGAAGCGTTGACGATAGCACTTGAAGAAGCAAAGAAGAAGTGCGACTTAAGAGTAGTACTGCAAGATATTTTTAACATTGAAAAGAAGGAAAATCCTGCCGCACTTTAAAAAGGGAGAAAGGAGTTATTTATGTTTTTTAGTTTGGATACTGAAACGGCGAAGGAGGTAGTTATGATCTCGTACGGCGTACTGCTCGGATTTTTAGGCAACATCACATTCCGGGCAAACAATAAAATCGATATTAAGCCGTTCTGGGTACGGCTTTTAAATGGGGCATTGGCAGATGCCCTTTATATTTTTCTCATGATCCTGTTTCCGAAAATACTTAAGCTTGACGTCGCCATAATGTTTATCATTTTCGGCATCGGATTTCTTATAGAGCCGTTGTCCGAGTTAGCTATTGTCAAGATGCCGACCATACTTGACAGGCTTATCGACAAATACTTCCCTCCGCGGAATGACAGCGGTGATAAAGATGGTGACTAAAAAAACACTTTGGGAAAAACTGTTCCCCGGAAGGGAGCACAAGCATGCACAGAAAAGCACTAAAATCAATTATGCGAACAAATATATAATCAGGATTATTTTATTTTTCCTGATTGAAAATATTGCTCTTATAAAAATAAGAGAATACCAGTTTATGCGGAATATGTTAAGAATTGCAAATGAAGGAGGGGGACCTCCTGCAGAAGTAGTCAGAACGCTGAGGGATACAATGCTAACAGAAAATCTGATAATAGTAATTATCACAACAGCAATCTCCATCGGACTGCTGTATTATTGCGACAGTAAAATGACTAAGGGTGGCCAGTAA